ACAAGCGACATGGCAAACCCAATTGTTGTGCAGTACACCACCGCACCTAACCCGCTACAAACGTATCCAGCCATCAAACAGGCTGGTCTGCTGCTGCTCACGCACCTGTACAACCAGCGCAGCAACAGCACCGAGGCATCACTCAAAAATATCCCATTTGGCGTAGATACACTTTTGCGCCCGTACAAAGAATTGGTTATGTAATGGCGATTGCACGGTTTGAAAACATTGCAATCAATAATCTAACCTTCAGCTTAACGGCTTTTGGTGAGCAAACCACAACCACGACAAAATGGTTTGACACCCGAGCCACAGTGTCGGCGGTAGGCAACAATCTGAAAATCTCGGAAAAATATCGGCTGTACGATAACTTAGTGCGGTTTCGTTTGAACTACACACCCAATATGCGGACAATTGCTAACTCGCAGCATTTGTTTTCAATTACATACCGAACGCAAGATTGGCGCATTAACGATGTGCAAGAAACAGACGACCGTATGAGCGTGTTGATAATGGCATACCGCAATGATCCTGTAACTGCAACATGACAGCCCAGCAAAACCCCGTTACGTATGCTAGGGCCATCCAAGCGGCATTGACAACCATTGTCACGCCCGTCCCGGTGTATGCTACTTTTAACCGCAACTTTGCTACTGAACCAAAATTTGTAACTTGGATGTTGCGAAACATTCACCAGCCGGTCTACACCGGCATTTATCAAACCGTCAAGGGAATTGATACGCCAGTATTTCAAATCAGCATTTTTACGCAAGTTATTGAAGACGGTTTCACAATCAGCAATCAGATACTACAATCGCTTCACGGCTATTCTGGATTGTTTGGCGGTGCAACTTACGGCATACAGATCAGCAAAGCCGATGTGCAATGGCTTTACAACACATACGACAATGATGAGAAACTCGGACAAGTAATCTTAGATTGCACATTAGATATTCCGACCTGATAAGACAATAAATTTTTTACCCTCTCAACAAAGGAACTTATCATGGCTCTCCCGACAAAAATTCTACCTGGCTTTTCGGCCACCTTGTACGCTCAACCCAGCGCAACGCCAACTCCTTTAACTACGGCAAATTTGAGCGTTTTGGGCAGCGTTTCGCCATTGGCAATCAGCGGCAACTTGGTGCCTGTTGAAGCAATCCCGGCTTTTGGGCAAGACGATGCCGTAGCCTCTTTTATGGTTGCTGGCTCCCGTCAATCCGACAAAATCCCGGTGCAATCAGCGCCTACCAGTATGTCAATCACAGCAGCTTGGAATCCAAGCGATACCGTGTTGCTGCTTTTGCGTGCAGATGCCTACAACGGGACTATTGATCGAACTTACGTGATTGCTGCAACTGATGGAACCAATACCATTTATTACGCTTTTAACGGCAGGGTTAGTCAGTGGACAATTGACAGCGCACCCGGTGCTGAAGCAAAGGTTAACTTTACGATCCAACCCCGTGGCAACCAGTACGGCTGGAGCAATACAGTATGACAGCAATAGATGCGGTGCTAGCAGAAATGACTGCCAGTTACGGCGACCTGGCTGCACTTGCACGGCAGCAGGTAGTCAGCGCACCGGAAATAGCCGAGGCGCTGGCAAAGGCAGACACAGATTCAGCGGAATATGTCTGCTTAAAACTTTTGGAAAAAAATGTCCGACAAGATACAGAACACGAATGATCTGCTAAATTTTTTGGTAACTCAAGCCGAGTCCCGCAAGGATTGGTTTGGGTTTACCCAACAAAAGATGACAGGCATCCAGCTGGTGCATCAAATAGCGGCTAACCATGCCAACACAATGACGCCAGAGCAGATCGTAAAATTTGTCGTAGAACTTAATAACCTGATGTACAAAGATATCATTCGAGGATGATATGGGCGTTAGCTTTAAACTTGAAGGAATCGGCAATGTTCATGCTGCTTTTGAAGAGTTGGCTAACGAAATTGGCGACAAGAAAGCCACTAGCAAAATATTAGTCCCAGCGGTACGGGAAGCAATGAAACCTGTGCTGGCAAAAGCAAGAGCAAATGCACCCGTTGACACTGGTGGCCTTAAGCGAAGTTTGCAAGTAGAGGCACGCCGTCCTAATCGCAAAGACAAGCGATCAAAATACATTGTTAGCACTGACACCGTTATATCGTTAGTGACTACAGCACCGGGCAAAAAGTTAGCAAAAATGGGAATTGCTAGTGATGCCAGAGCAATAGCGCAAGAATTTGGCACGGCTAGAAATCCAGCCCAGCCATATTTGCGCGTTGCGTTAGAATCAGAATCGCAAAACACAGTAAACATTCTTGCCAAAATACTGGCAAGACGAATAGATCAATACAACAAGGTGAAAACATGACAAGACTATCAAGCGCATTAGGAACTAGCGCACAATTACGAATTAAACAATTTGACCTTGGAGGCCATACTTTCAAAGTTCGTGTTCCACTTGTATCTGAAAGCGATGCAATACACGCACGAATAATGAAACCGGATAGCACAACGGTAGATAACATTTATACTGAATTGACAAAATCATTAAATGAATTTAAATCTGTTGAAAACTCAGAATTGGTTTTTACAGAAAACGATGTGGTGGTTTCTGGTCGTTCAATGCGTGAGGCAGCGACAAACAAAGCAATGATGGAAGCCCGTATCACAGAGATGGTGCGTCTGCTTCAAGCAGAAAATCCCGTCAACAATTTGGACGACATTACATACGCTGAGATTGAACAAGAATGGCCTTTGAGTGTGCAACGTGAATTGATTGAAAAAATTGCTGAAGTAATCAGCCCCATTTACCGGGAGATACGGGGAAACTAATCGGCTCGTTAAAGGAACAAGTCGCGGCTGCGATGATCTTTAACGGGCATACACCCGAATCTATTGCCAATCTTGACCAGATCACCATGCTGCAAATCCAAACACTTTATGCCGATGGAACAATCGGCAATCATGGATTGCTGGCGCAGCTTGCAGTATTAACAACGGGCATTTTTAATTACATAAGACCGCCCAATGCAGCCCCCTACAAGCTGTCTGGTACGCTTGGCGCAGCACATGACTACTTATACCCTCCAGCAACAAAAGAACAGCTTGCAGCGCAGGCCAATGACAGTCTGTTAGCTTTTATAGTGCAGGCACCCGGATTCAGCAAAGAAAGATTTTTAAATGGCTAATATTGCACGACTCGGTGTAGCCCTTGGCCTTAACAGCGCCGAGTTTGTAACGGGCATTGATGCGGCATCTAGAAAATTAGATCAATTTGCCGTAGCAGCCGTTGGTGTAGCAAAAAATGCAGTGCTGGCGCTTGGTGCTGCCTTGTCTGTTGCCACTTATAAAGCAGTTGCATACGCTGACGAAATTGCTGATGTAGCAGCAGCCAATGACATTGCCATTGACTCAATTATTAAACTCACAAATGCTTTAGAAAACTCTGGAGGCAAAGGTGCAAATGCTGGAAAGATGATTGCCAGCTTTACTGACTTTGTAGACAAAGCAGCAAAAGGCTCATTTGAAGGACAAAAAACATTTAGCGATTTAGGCATATCTCTTAAAGACATTGGCAGTATGTCTACGCAGCAGTTGTTGCTTAAAACGACTGAAGCAATTGCAGCAATGGAAGACCCATTGACCCGAAACGCTAAGGCGGCAGATGCGTTTGGTAAAGCGTCTAAAGGCGTAGACATGGTGGACTTTGCCAAAGGTTTAAGGGAAGGCAAAGGTGCAACACGTGAGCAAGAACAAGCAATTAAAGATGCGGCACAGGCATTTGATTTATTTAAAGGCGTAGGCAGAGATATTGCCATGCTGATCACGGAAACACTTGGCCCAGCTTTGTTAAAACTTGGAAAATATTTAAAAGATTTAGATATATCTAATTTGTCGTTTACTATTTTTGGAAAATTTATTGGGTTTGGCACTGGCAACGATCCAGAAATTAAAATAAATGCTATTGCAGCAGAAATTGAAAAGTTGCAAAATGTAAAAGATATTGCAATGGCAAACGGCAGAACAGAAAATATTGCTATTGATAGGATGATTGAGTCATTAAAAAAGGAGCAAGCTGTATTATTGGAAATAATTGAATCAGAACAAATAGCAAACGAAAAAAGCAAATATGCTCCAAAAATAGATGAGCCTAAAAGACAAGTAATATTAGGTGTTGATACCAAAGCACTTGCGGCAGCAAAAGCTGCTGCTGATAAAGCCGCTGCGGAAGCAAAGGCAACACAAGCAAAAAAATTTGAATTAGACAAGGCATGGCTGGCCTCTGATTTGGCTAAAGAAGATAAATTTTTAAGTGAACGTCTAAAAATTGATTTGGAATATAAAAGAAAAACCGCAGAAGCAAATCAAGAAAGATTGCACAAAGATGCCACTGAAGAAAATAAATTCAAATTAATAAATGAGAGCATCCTTAATAACAAATTATTTGTTATTAAACAAGAATACGAAGAAAAGAAAAGAACATTAGTTTTTAAAAATATGGCAGAGCAAGCAGCACATGAAATAGCAAGTGCAGAAGAGGCAGCTATAGCCATTGCTAATTTAAATGCTTTCTATTCAGAAGGCAATACATTAATACGAGAAAAGCAAGAACTAGACAAAACATCTTTAACTCGCGCTCAAGAAATGTTTAAATTAGAGCGTCAAGCAGTTTATTTAAAAGCAGAAGAGTTGCAGCAAGAAAAAGAATTGTTAGAGCAACAATGGAAATATGCAGATGCTGTTGAAGTCATTATGTCAATGAAAAATCTTGACAGCATGAGCAGGATGGAAGCCCTTGAAAGAGAAGAAAAACTAAATGAAAAAGCATTGCAAAATATACTTGAACGGACAAGAATATTAAAAGCCGAAAAATCAGGCGGCGTTTTTGATGGATTTTTATTTAGGGCGCAGACTTTTGGCAAAGACATGGAAACCAGCTTTGAGGCTGGTGCAAAAAGTTTTGATTCATTAATGGGCAGCATGACAAAAGCATTGGATGAATTTGTAACAACGGGAAAATTAAATTTTGGAGATTTTGCAAAGTCAGTTATTAAAGATATGTTAGCTATTCAACTTCGCGCTTCTGCAAACAATTTATTTTCAATGATTGGTAAATCTTTTGGTTCGTTATTTACAGGAAGCAATACAGCGCAACAAAACTTTAGACAATTAGAGTACAAAGCAGACGGTGGCCCGGTAGAAAGTGGCGGCGCATACATGGTAGGAGAACGTGGCCCAGAGTTGTTTGTGCCTCGCAGTGCTGGCGCAATTGTGCCAAATCACTCTATGGCAATGATGGGTGGCTCTACAAACAATATCACCAACTACAATATTCAAGCGATTGATACTAAATCATTTGAAGATCGCATATTGGGCAGCAGTAAAGCGGTTTGGGCGGCTAATGCTTATGGAGCCAAAAACTTGGCGCTTGGAAGGGGCAGGACATGAGTTTTCAAACAATCTTTGAGATTAGCCAAAGCATCAGCGTCCAAAATCGCCGCACGGTTGGGCAGCAAATTAGCCGATCGGGACAAGTTAGGGTTGCTCAATATTTAACTTCCGTGCCTTGGTCTTTTACTGTCAAGCCTCATTCGTATTTGTACTATCCACAAGTTCGCGGTGTTATTCAAGCCATTGACAACAAAGATCGGCAACTGCCTGAGACAATCACATTTGCCAGCAGCCTACTAAATTGGTTTACAGCATACAAAGGCGAACTAGTGCAAGCGCAAGTAGCTGCAATGACAATTGGTGCTTATACAGCAAATGGAACCCAGATCACGCTTGGTAACTTACCAAATGGCACACCCGCACAATTGGTATTTAAAGCCGGGGATTTTTTGCAAATTGGTATTTACTCTTATAAAGTAACATCGGATGTTCCATTGGGCAGCACGTCGCCACACCCTCCCGGATCGTCAATTACATTTAACCTGCATCGTCCTATTATTGGCACGCCCACAATTGGCAACGCATTAACCGCAGTTGGCTCAGATTGCACGTTTTATCTACTTGCAGCACAATGCCCAACCTACACACTTAACCCGATGACCTCGGGTGCGTTTGTAGAATGGGATGGTGACTTTGTGTTTATTGAGGACATAACAGGATGACTACCACAATGGCTGCACTAAGCAGCCCATCCATTATTCAGGCCGAATTTATACGGCTTATCACCAGCACGACAACCTATTATTTTTGCAATGCTGCGGCACCGATTACTGTAGACAGCATGACGTTCAGCAACTTGGGCAGCTTGTTATCTATTAGTGCAATTGATCGAAATATTAAAGCGTCCAGCGCAGACCTTGCAATCTCTTTGACTGGCGTGGATGGAGCTAATGTTGCGGTGGTGCTTGCAGCTAATATAAAAGGTAGCAATATTGATGTATGGCGTGGATTTTTAAATAGCAATAATCAAATCATTACTAGCCCTACACAACAGTTTTTTAAACGGTATTCAGGCATTGTTAGCAATTGTTCAATCACAGAAGATTTCAACGATCAATTGCGGACACGCATTGCAACGGTAGGCATTACTTGCGCTAGCTTTAGAACTATTTTAGAAAACCGCATACAAGGCATTAAAACAACT